TGACACTAAAGCACATCCATCCCAAACCTAAACTCAATATGGTTAGTAGTATTAGGAGACTTAAGAATTGGCTGAGATCCTGTGTTTTTAATAACAGAGTAGCCACTTAAACCATAAACTGGGTTAGAAGATGTTATATTTTCTAATCTTAAAGCATCTAATGCAACATAGTAGTTATCGCTTGGAGAAGCAATCTGTACTGTTGGGGATACTGCAGTTGAAGATACGACAGCCCCTGCGCTATTATACTTTATAGTATTTGATGTAACTTCTGTAATTTCAAATGTGCCGTCAAATCTTCCAGAGTTTCCTAAACCAGCAACAATAATTTTGTTCCCTACACTAAAACTATGATTAGCGGAAGTCGTTAAAGTTACAACAGTATCGGTTGCAGATTTATTACTAACCAATGCAGTGCCTTTTATTACTGTGGCATAAAACTTTACAGTGTCTACAATATTCCAAGTAAAGCCAGATGTTTTAAGCAAGTCTTGTAGTGCCACAGAAGAAACAAAATACCTATTTGTTGCAAAATCAACACCTGAGTCTGTTTCTTTTAATGCTACTTGGAGTCTTGCATACTGAGCGCCAGTTGTAGTTGCTTCATCTGTATCTGAAAACTCAACAACAATTCTTACTTCATCTGGCTGAATTGAAGACTCTCCATCTTTATTAACAACAGAAAATGCAAGTTTAAGTTGATCAGTAGGAGCATTTTTATTAAAATCAAGATTTACTCCAGTTAGATGTATGTGAGTTGACCCTGTTGGAATACCAACTGCTCCATCTGTAAGAGATAGATTGCTCATATCTCCTCTTATCATCATTATGTTATTTAAGAATCTACATCTTTCATACCTATTTACTCTCTCAGAGTTTGTAAAGGTTGGGTTATCTGCATTGGTTTGAAACACTGGCAGTTCTGTTAGTATTCCAGTTGAAGAGTATTTTCTTGATGAATCTATTTTATAAGAACCAGTAATAATATTATTATCACCTAAAGATATTTGTATGCTTGGAATGCTTAATGAGTTTGTTTGTATATGGTGCTCCCAGTTTTCTGCTCCGCTAAAAGAATAAATAGTTTTACTGTCATAGGCTCCTGCGCTTGGATTAGCCCCAGCAGACCACAGTCCAACTTCAGTTATTTCATATCTTTCTGCAGTGGGAAGTTCTGCTGTAAAAACAATTTTTGATTGGCCTTCTTCGGTAACATATCCACGAGAAGTAATGGGTACACGAAACATTTCAAAGTCTAATGATTGCTTGTCTGAATAGTCTCCAAGTGTTGCATTAAGGGCTAGTGGCTTTGCTCCACAACCAATTGCAATATGTGAAGCATAGGCAGGTGCCTGCCCAATAAGGTATTTAGCCAAAATATTTTTACCTGTATTAGTTATCATTTTTACTCCTATTCATATATTGTACCATTAAGTGTATCTCCACTATCCAATATTTGTATATCTACCTGCTCGTCAGGATCAAGTGATGAAACGTTTATGACCATATCTCCTGTAGTTGGATCTATATATACCACCTCGCCATTTGGACCTGTTCCGTAGGCTGGAAGTTTGTTCTCTAATTTAATTGGAAAGTTTTTAAAATATGTATCGGAAGTACTTTCTAACCTGATTATGTTGTTTGGGTTATACTGAATGTATAGGTCTTTTAGATTTTTTATTGGGCTATAGACTACATCTTGCCCGTCAATAATATCATTTCTTGAAATATTAATTAATTCTTGTCCCCCAATATTTTCAAAAATTAAGTCTGTCATCCTCTCTTCACTTAGAGTTGGATTGCTAAGTGCAAGTAAAGGTGGGGTTGCAGGCTTTGTTGCCTTCTGAGATAAGTTCAACTGCTCCATATGGCGCTGTGAAATAGACATAGATTGATTTGCTACTGCATCAGTTGCCATTAAACTACCTCACTTAAAAATACTGTCATTGATGGACCACTTTGATCTTTAGAGTACTCTATATTGTACACAACAAATCTACTGCTTTTTGGTGAAACCATTTCAATTAAATTATCAATATAGTCTAAATTAATTATGTCTCCTAATTGAATCATTGGATTTGCAAAAATCTTAACTCCAACAGACTTTCTTGGCTTCATTATTTTATTAATCACCCAAGACATTAAACTTTCTGCAGCATCTTGTGACTGAATGTATGGAACATCTAAACTAAAATCTTTTTTACCATAAGACATTCTGCTTAACTTTATATCTTGATAATCTTTTTTAATTTTAAGCGGGGACACTACCAAAGAAGATCCAACTACTTCTGGATTAGCAAGATTGCTATTTTTTGAAAAATATTCGTCAACTGTTAAATCTACATTTGATTCTTGGGTAAATGTTATTCCTTGTATTTTTAAATAGTTGCCAGATGTTGAATCTAAATTTAATGTTGTATCTGTTGCATTAAAAACTAAAAACTCTGCCCCATAAGATCCTGCTCTAAATCCAGAAATAACATAACCTTTTAGTTTATTAAAAGTAGGAGATATTTTTGCATAAAGGGCTGGGTATGCTTTATCATACTTAATATTAAACGATGCAGCCTCTCTCATAATTGTTCCGAATTCTTCAAAATACATATCAAATGCTGATGGCTCGGCAGAGGTTATTCCTGATAAATATGTTTCTTGAACTGCTCCACTCATAGCGTACTTCATAAATGATTCGTTTGCATTTATTTCAGAATCTCCAAAGGCTGATGCTATCGGGGCATTAATTTTAAAAGCAGTATTTTGTGAGTAATTATATCCTAAAGCATAAATATTTTCAAACATCACTCTGGATGAACCACGAACAAAGAGAGCCATATTATTGTATACTGGAAGTGGGTCTTCGTCATCTACCTCTGCAACAAGGTTGTTGTTTATATACAAAAAGAATCTTCTTTTTGTTCCTATATCTTGATACTCAATAGACAAATCATAAACTGTTGGATGTTTTTCTGCAGCCATTCTGTACTGACCAGTAAACATTCCGTCATCAACTATAATTCCTGCTAAGCCTTCATATAGTTTTATTGGAATAGCAGAAGAGCCAGAAGCCTTTATCTTATAAAATATAACGTCATTTACATTTTGTTTTTTAGCGTCATCTAAGTTATTTGATCCTAAAGCAATAATCTCAAAATAGTATCCATTGTTTGTTAATGGATTAAGCATAACAGCAAGTCCTCCAGATCCTCCAACCACACTTATGCTTTTATCTGGAGTTGTTCCTGCAACCGTGTAATATGTAGCAGCACCAACAGATGTTTGTCCACGGTTTGCATCATTTTCAATTTTTCCAATGACTCTCATTCTCGTTCCAAAGTGTTTATACTTATTGCTTAAATTTTTATATACATAGGAAACAAAGTCAAGAGGAGATTCTGTTGTAGTAAATCCTGGACCATTCATAATTAGTGCTGATGACTGTATTGTTCCTGCTTGTGTGGATAACATAGCATTGATATTTGATTCAGATATATACTTTGATGCTAAAGGATTTTTAATAATGCCGCTTCTTGATGTTTTTTGTGCAAGAGTATTATTTATTCCTGCAGGGCCAACAGTTGTTGCGGGAAGAGTTTGATTTAAATTAAACAAATACTTTGATTCCATAGTGCATCCACGAACATTTTCATTATTAGACCAGTATGGACTGACTCCTGCAGAGTGAGAAATAACTGCTGTTCCAAACTGTCCTCTTCCGTGTTTTGCTACTGGCCCATTTTTTAATTTTGTAACTCCAAAAACTTCTTCATAGTTTGGCTCAGAGTATATTCTTACTAATCCTGTTGGATAAATTTTTCCATTAAATGGTAGTGATGAAAAATACTTTTCATATTCCTGAACGCTATCTATCCAGACATCACCAGTACCAGATATATTATATTGAACAGCATCATATTTAATAATTTCTCCGTTTGAATAAAAGTATCCATTGTATCTTGTTATAAAGAAAATTCCTTCTCCGAAATCAATAACATTATCAACAACTCTATTATTTTTTACCGATGGTACTTCTGACGACAAGTTTGAGTTTAAAGGTATTGCACTTAGTGAATAGGTTGACTGATTTTGAATTTCTTGATTTATAGACTTTGTGCCTTCTGAGCCACCCAATTCCCAAAGAACTACTGGCTTATAAATCCAAACCTTTTCGTTGTCTACAAGGCTTGCCTGCCTGACTGTTCCAACTGATCTTTCTATAGATCTTGCAGTATAAGTAATTTTTCCATCATTGTAAACCTCATTATCCTGGGATGTTATCTCCAAGATATTTGAAAGTTTATTGTTTGTTCTTTCATTCTTGATAACTCCCGTGTCAGAAAAATCTGTGGTTCCATAAAGAGTTATATCTACTGGTCTTTGATTAACTGATGGCATAATGTAGTCTTTGCTCATCATAACAAAATTATTATATTCATCAAAGAACATTGCAGTCTGTGTTGACACTGCAATATCTTCTAATACCTCTGCCACACTTTTTTCTGGAGGAATAAAGAAATAAGGAATGATAACCTCAGATTCTCCTTCAACCCTTTTAAAAACATAATTAGAAAATCCAATAGAGTCAAGTAGCAACGATACTGCTGAACTAACAGATGTATTTGTAAGCAATATTTGCGGAGCGATTCTTGACTCAAAATAAAAATATAAATCTCTAAGTTCTATAGATACTTCTTTAGACTGATTATCTAGTTTTGGAAATCCATCAGAGTACATGGTCTTGATTGGAATATAATACTCAGTTGCAGAATTATCTGTAATTACTTCGTAAAGTTTAAATTGAATATTTTTAGAAACATACTTACTAATAATGCTTAAATTATTTGATGGATGAAAGGCATCATCAAAGTCAAACAAAGAAATTGATCCTGTTGAAGCAAGAAGTTGCCCCACTGGTAACCCGCTAACCCCTAAATCTGAAGCACTTTTGTTAACAGAAAACTCTAGAACTCTATCGCTTAAGTCTGATACAAGTCTTGGAGATAGTTCAATTAAATCAAATGTGGAATCAAACTTATTCATACTGTCTATCACAATTCTTATTCCAGAAATATATTCAAACTCTTTATACTTAATTTGATTGCTTATTGTAAATGCTGGGGGATTAGTTAAGTCTGTAACAAAACTTGTAAGAGTTCCAACATTAGAGTCTTCAAGTCTCCAACCATAAGAAGGAATAAAAGTCTTCCATTCTCCTTTATACCAAACATAATATGTGCCTAAAGACATACTGTTAGAGATAACTAAGTAAGCATCGCCTTCTTGGGCTGTCTCTGGCTTTAATGTTTCTGAAGATAACTCTGCAATAAACTTGAATATATTTGAATAAATCTTTGGAACAATCAAACCGTATGAAACTTCAACATATCCATCAGATCCAATTATTGATTTACCATCTTTTCTTCTATCTCTATCAGAAAAAGATATAGCATCCACCCAATTGTTATTTTTCAATACCTGAATCTTCCAGTTATTTGGAGTTGTCTGATTTGCTTCTCCATAGTATGGGTCTAAGAATGATTCAGAGGAGTTGTAAAATGTTCTATAGTCTATTTCCCCTGTATTGGTTTGCATCTTTACAATTAGTCTATTTGCTGGAACCTTTTCCTTATATACAACAAATGGTGCTGTATCTTCTATTCTATGTTTTCCATTAATAGTTTTGTTAGCAACTCCATACTCAATACCGTTTTCTGTTCTAAAAGAAGTCCAATACTTAAAGGGATCATCTTTATCTGACATATAGTATCTTGGTCTTTTGGCCATATTAATATTTGGGTTATGCAAAAACTTTCCATTAAGATATGTTGCTTTATTAATACCAGATCTTGGTCTCTGATAACCAAAGCAATCTTCCAGAGAATAAAGCATCTTCATTTTTTCTTTAATTGGTTTTAGTATTGCTGGATCCCCATTATCCTCAAAGCCACCATCAATAACTACATCTGCATCTGTTGCTCCATAGTAAAATGCTGGAGAAGAGTCTTTGTTCTCTACAATAAAAGTATTAGGGATAGTTCTATAAATAGAAGTAGGATCGTTTGGACGATATCTATAGTTCCCTAGCATAGAAATGTTTGTTGCAATATTCATATTCCATTCAGCAATGACTGAAGATTTTGTTTTAACAGAAGAACTTGTTTCTATATAATCTAATAATTCTTTGTTTTGAAACATTATGCCTCTTCCAGTGATAGAGACACATTCCAAAAGTCAAAGTTCAAACCACTTCGTTTTACAACCGAGTAACTAAAGTCTGCAAAAAAGACTTCTATGATCTCATTATATTTATTTACATTGTTAAACCTGTTGTCTTTTGCACTGCTATCTGTGTCCTCAAAATTTGTGTACTTATCGTAGGCAAGGTAGACCCAAAAAGATCCTTTGTGGTTATCGTACCAGTTAAGGAGTTCTACTCCACCTGCTCCACCATCTGTTGTAAACTCTAGTGGGTTTGGTCTAGTGAGTACATTTTTTACCATATCTGGATTTCCATTAGCATCAAATCCTGCTTTTGTATCATAGGCTCTGGATGGCAACATATTCCAAGATGCTGATATATTTAGTTTGTCTGCAATGTGATATGACCTCATACGGCCATTGATCATTCTCTCCCGCTTTTCAATTCTAACGGGACTAAAGTCTATTTCTGACCTATTATCATCAGACAGGATTAAAAACTCGCCATTGGTGGCTGTAAAGCCCGTAGAAGACCCTATTTCGTTTCCATCTGGGATGTAAAATCCATCAACCAAGGTTCCAGGGTTGTCTGCAAATAGCATTGCTTGGGGTCTAGAATATTTTTTTCTACCAGACATATAAGTATTGTTTGCCATTAGATTCTAGTCCCCCTAATTCTTTGAGCATCTACGCTCTTTATTTGTACCATAACTGCTCTTGCAATCTCATCTGGATTGGCATCAGACTTTACATTTAAGTTAAGGTTATAATTATACACTGAATCCCCAACTGATGAGCCAGAATTTATTGCCTTCATTGTGTCTGTTCCATATGATTGAACAGCATATTTACTCATAACAAATTCTCCTGGAGTTAGCATCGCTGGAACTGTGTCGGTTCCCATTGCATATCCACCAGCAGCAAAGTGCTTTGGAATTAGTCTACCAGTTTTTTTATCAATACCAATATCTAAAGGTAGTGGTGCTAAACTGCTCTTAGGTATACTTTCTTTAGAAATAGGCTTAGTTTCATAGTTATAATAACCTACAAGGTTTCTTAATTGTTCTGTATCTGATTTACTAATAAAGGCTGGAGTCATACCCCCAATTGGAAACATTATATTAAAAGGATTTTTTGCATGTCCAAAGAAAGCAGTAGTATTCTGGCGAATTCCATAAGGTGCATCGTATTCACCAATGTTTAAAGAATGAAGAATTTCGTGCGCTACTACACGTGCTCCACCTGCTCTGTTTTGGGTACCCAAGTTAAGTCCTCTTGGAGAAGTAAGGTTAATCTCTCTAGATCCAGCAACAGCATCTCCCGCAACACCTTGTTCGGCAAGCCGCTTGCTATCTGCCCAATTTATCTTAATTACATCTGGATCGTTTCTCATTCCAAATGTTGCTCTCTTAAATTGAACACCAGTTTGTCCTGTCAAATACTGAAGTCCTTGATTAACAATTGGGGAACGGTCTTTTGAATTAAAACGATTAGCCATATCATAAACATATATTGTTTCAGCATTTGGGTTAAGTGTTTTCTTTTCCATCCATTTGGTACCATCGCCACTTGTCTCAACCCACTTATTTAAATCTTTATTTTTTCTATATGAATCTATTCTGTTAAGTATATTTAGTCCTAAGCCCATGCCTTTACCAACTAGCCCTATTGGGTTTAAAATACTACTAAATAATCTGCCAATTTTAGATTTGTCAACTTTTCCACCAGCAGCAAAGTAACTTGGAATTAGTCCGCCTTTTGACTTTAATAACACATTTCCAGAACCACCACGTAAATTTTTTACTTCTCTATCGTCCTTTCCAAACAAACTTCCTAACTTGCTAAAAAGTTTACCAAAATCTATTCCAGAGGACATTGATCCAGTTGGGTCCATTGTTCCACCAGTAAGTGTGCCCTTGTTAGATAGCATTGTTCCACCACTAAGTGCTCCATCGGTAGGTAATATTGATCCCCCACCAATAATTTCATATCTATGGTTTTCAGGCTTATACTCTGGGTAAGTTGTTTTATATGTATCTGGTAAAAATACTTCTGCTCTTCTATTTTGAGCCATGTTTTCTGGACTTGTATTTGGAACAAGTGGCTTATAAACACCATGACCTACTGGAACAAACGCAGTTTCTGGCACAAGTTTAGACAAATATTGTGCTGTTGCTTTTGCTCTATTTAGTGAAAGCAAATCATTATCTACTCCACCTCTTGAGTCAGCATGGCCTTGAACTACAAGTGATTTTAATTTATGCTTGGCAATTTCCTTTGCAAGACTATCAAGTTCTTGTTTTTGTTTTTTGTTTAGTTTAAAAGAGTTTGTGTTAAAGTTGGCTCTGATTGGAGGAATTGAAATTTTTATTGTTTTTTTATTTTGTTCTTGATACTCTCTTTTTGCAGTATCATAAGGCGATTCAAGAAATCTTCCTGTAGTTGGAGGTCCTGGAACTTCTCCGCCATTTGCAAAGTAATTTGGTACTAAGCCACCTTGAGCCATAATTAGAGTAGGATCAAATTTCCCAGGCTTAGGAACAGGGGCTGAAGGAGCAACCTTTCCAAAAGGAATTTTGCCTTGGGAATTCTTTAATCCAAAACCTGGAGATCCAACATTCCAATTTGTAACAATGTCATCAGTTTTATATCCAGAGTATCCCTTGGCTTGTAGTAGTCTTGCAAAATCATCTGTTATAGTTGCTAGAGGATCTATACCTGCTTTTGCTGCTTCTACTGCTAATTGAGCATCATCAATTGCTCCTTTTCCTAAAGCAGTTTTAATCCAAGCAAGTGGGGATAAACTAAGTTTGTGTGCTTCTGTTCCAAATGTATCTCCCATAAAGGTACCTGTTGTTGATCCATATGTACCAGGTCCATACTGATGCATTGCATCAGTTGGTCTACCTATACTAGGAAGTAACTCGTCTGGTGACTTGTGAGCATAGTGAACCCAATTTCTTGCTTCTGAAATATTTGCAAAAATCTTTGATAAAATTCCTGAAGATTTTTTTATTATTGGAGATCCTGCCTGTATTCCTTCTTTACCAATCTTTCCTATACCAAGGAAGTTTAGTGGGAATAGTGCAGCAGCAAATTTATCTCCTGCTTGGCCTTGCCCAGTTAGTTGCCTTAATACTGATCCTGCCCCCAAAGCATCTGCTTTTCCATTCATTCTCATAAATGATGGAATCATCTTTCCTGCATCTTCTTGAGATTTTGTTAGTCTCTGAATGTAACTTGTAAACCAGTTATCCTTTGTTTCAGGTTTAGTTCCATACTTTGGTCTTGACCCAAACTTAGAAACCTCTCCACCATCTGAATACATTCCAACATTCATTGCGTCAAGATTCTTAACGCCATATCTCTTTACTGCATCTTTTCTTAAGACATATTCTCCTGGTGTAAGCATTGCTGGGACTGTATCAGTTCCCTTTGCATACCCTCCAGATTCAAAAACACTTGGAACAAATCCACCTGAAGCAAATGTTGCAACTGCTTGACCAGGTTTAGCCTTACGCAAGGCTGCTGCAACTCTGGCTGCTTCTGCTGCAAGCATTGCTGCTTCTGCTGCTTCTGCTGCAAGTCTAGCAGCCTCTGCCTTATCTGCTTTGGCTTTGTCTTCAATTTTCTTTTTTTCGTCAATTACTTCTTTTGAAGTTGTGCTGTATGTTGATAACTTGGCAAGAATGTCTTTCCACTTATTGTCTATTGCTGTAGTAGAAGCAAGCAGTGCTCCAAGTTCCTTATCAAAATCTTTTGCTGCAAGAGCGTCGGCATCTATCTTTGACTTTATTGCATCCCACTCTTTCTGTGTTTTACCTAATTCTGTTTGTTCTGCTACAAGTTTGTCTATTGTTGTTTGAATCACAGAATTTCTATAAGTTAGTTTTGAAATTGTCTCTTCTAGTGGATTAAGGTTCTCAACTTGAATTTTATTTATTTTGTCTTCTTGAACTCTAATTGCATCAAGTGCTTTTTCACGCTCTTCTTCTTTGTTATAAATGTCATCTTGCTTGTCTCGAATTTGTTTTAATATTGCAATTCTTGCTGGATCGTTTTCCATTGCATAAATTCTTTGTGAATTCTCAAACTGCTTCTTGTTTATCTGCTCTTGAGTTAAACCACCTGGTCTAGCAGTTAAAGAACTAAGTTCATTTTCTCTTGCCTGCTGTAAAGCCTTACTTTGAGCATCGGCAAACCTTGCAGCGTTTCCTGCTCTTATTTCTTGTACAGCACGGGCTGCTGCAGATATATCTCCAGATGTTATTGCATCTGCTAAATCAAGTTGTTGCTTTTGTTGATCTAAAATATTTTGATTGATCTCAGAAACTTTTTCAAGGGCATCGGCTTGTTCGTCATATCTTTTATTAACTTCATCAGCAGCATTTGAGATAAGCGTTAAATCATTAGACAAAGCACTATTTTCATCTTGAATACTTTGTATAGCACGATCACCAAATAGTGGATTCATCTCTAATTCACGGTTTAGATCATTAACCTGTTCACTTAAATCTTCAATTGGTCTTGTGTATTTTTCTTCAATTGCTCTTTGATCTTTTGTAATTGCACGATTGATCTCCTCAATCTTTTCTCTAAATGGTATTGCAGATGCTTCTGCATCTCGAATTGCTATCTCATTCTTGTTCATTTCGTCAACTATAGAAGTTGTTCTTTCATCTACACCAGTTCTTAAAAGTCTTTCTTTAACAGCAAATATTTCATCTAAAGCGTCAAATCCTGGCTGAGCAGATTCTGAATATTCTCCAGCGTTAAAGTTAGATTGAATATCAATTATCTTGCGCTCTTCAATTGAGTTTAGATAGTCTGCAATATCCTTAGAGAGTAACTTGCCAGCCTTTAAATCATCTATCATAAACTTTGCAAGTTCTGGATCACCAAGAACTGCATCAATTTGATCAGTACTGTAGCCTAGCCCCTTCATTTGAGAAACAAGTTTTGGCATTTCCTTGTATATCTTAAAGTCTTCATTTTCACGAATTGCTTTATTCAAAACTGCTTGACGTTCAAGTGCTGTGTTAGAAGTCTTTATGTTACTAATATATTTATTCCAGTTAGGGTCAGATTTTGAAATTGCCCCCGCAGCAATGGCTGCTGCTTGGCTTTGGTCTGAAACAACCTCTAAGGCTTGGCCTGCTGAAAGACCACTGCTAATTAAGATATTGTAAGCCTTGGTTTGGTCTTGTATGTTTTTTATTGTTTCTTCATTGATAAGATTAAAATTACCAAGGTCTCTTTGCATATACCCTTGGTCAACGGCCTCGCCAGTCTCAGTTAGCCCAGTTATTGTATCTTTTGACCTTGGCTTGCCCTTTGCAAAGGTAAATAGTGCTTTCTTACCTTCTAGTTTTGCAATCTTGTCAAAGTCTTCTGCAGACATTGAAGATACAGCGTCTCTAAGTCCTTTACCTGCACCAAATCTTAAAAGTCTATTTTGTATGCCATCAAATAAATTAAAAGCATCCTTCTGTGTTTTTTTATTTGTAAATGCTGCAAGAAGTGACTCTACAGGTTTAAGTGCATTAAATGCATTATCTTTTACCTGCTTTAGATCCATTGCTAATGGCTTTAGGAAATCAAGTGGATCTGTCTTTGTTCCGTTACCAGTTGAATTTCCGTTACCAAGACCTAATGCTTTTAGTTTTGCTGCATTTTTAGGGTCTGCTGCCCAGATTGCAGCCTTTTCATTTATTTGCGGCAAGCCAAGTGCTGGCAAACCCATGCGAGATGCATTAACTGCAGATCTTTCTGCGTCGGTTCCAGCAGCCTGTAAATAAGCATCAAGAACACTGAAATTCTTTGAACCTTTGACATACTGTTTGTATTAACATCCAAGTTAATGCCATAAGTTTCTTGTATTTTAGACAATATGTCAACTGCTGATGTTATCTCTTCATTAGTATACTTATCTCCTTGATTATTTAATAAGTCAATAACAATAACTTTTGATTCAGTACTTAAGCCAGCCTTTGATAGTAGTTGCGAAATAACTGCTGCTTCAGCAGTATTACCACCCAAAGTAGTTTCAACTAAAAGAGTCCAGGATGATTGATAATTTGGATTGTTAAGTAATTCAATCAATGTCATTGGGTCAAGGTTTCCACTTGCAAAATCTAATTGCATCTGTGTTTTGAATGTGCTATTGCTAAGCGATTCTAGTTGGTCAAGTGCTACATTTTTTAATTCTGCTAAAGGTCCCTTTTTGTATAGTTCGTTTGCTGCACCTCTAATAGCAGCGTTGAAAGCAGTATCTCCAATTGCATCCTTAGATGCTAGGATAGTCTTTAGTTGGTCCTGATTTTGTTTGTTTAAGGCATCTAGGGCATCCTTGCGTTCTCCTTCAATTCCTTGAATTTCTTTTTCAGTTTTTGCAGTCTTTAGTTTAATATCATATTGTTTATTTATTGAGTCTATTAGTTGCTGATTATTTTGCAACTCTTGAATCATTAATTGTGCGCCTGCAGTTCTAATTTTATTTGTTTGTGCATTAGCATCTCTAATTTGGAAGAATGCTGATGTTAATCCAAAAGAAACAATTGATAGGGTCTTGTCTAAACCACTCTTTTTTGGATCAAAGAAGTCTTGATAAATATATGGGTTTACGTTTGCTAAACCTGCTTGAACTATTCCCTTTTTCCCCGATAAAGCATTATTTGCATTTTCAAAAGTTCCTCCTTTGCCAGTAAAAGATTTTGTAAAATCTTGCTTTGCTGCAAAATCAATCATCTTTTTAGAAGTTTGGAATGTTTTTTTATCAATATCTAAAGCAACCTTGATTGGATCTTTTTCAATATTTTCTCCATTAGGTCCTGTTATTCGAATAATTTCTCCAACTACACTTGCAGATAGAGGGTAATCTTTTAACTCATTACCTAAAGCCATCGCCAGGCTTCTTGCTTGTTCTGAAGTTATGACACCACTAAGCATTGCACTGGATAGTTGAACTCCAATATTTTGACCAACTTCTTTACTTGACATTCCTGCTTTTGCTTGTGTATCTACATCTGCAAGTAATGATTTCCCAAACTCGGAATCTAATATTGTTTGTCCAACCTTGCGCTGTTTTTCTGTTGCTCCAGAAAGCCTATCCTGCCTCTTTTTATCTGCTGCTTCACTTGCGGAAACTGTTTTAGTAATTTGAGACAATTCAATTAATTTTTTATTAGTCATAGACATTGAGTTAGCCAGAGCAATACCTTCTTCTCTAGCCTTCTTCATAGCAGCATTAAAGGCATAAACTGCTCCTGCAACTGCAAGAAGTCCTGCAACAATTGCTCCTTTTGGATCGGTAAGCATTGGAGCAAGACCTGCTACTGCAGATGCACCCATTAATGTCATACCACCTGTTTGATTGCCAGACATCATCATGGCTGATCCAGCCATTCCAAGACCCATTGCTAAGCCACCTGACACACCACCTATTTTTTGTTGACGAGCCATTCTTTTTTGTTGTTGTTCAGCCTTACGTGCTTGTCTTGCTGTTTGAGGAGGATTTTTCTTAGCCTCATTAAGAGCCATTCTTTCTTGGTGAACTCTTGCTTTTGTAATTTCAGCCTCAGTTCTTTGCATTCTTATTTTTTCAATTGCTCTTTGAATCTGAGTTTCAGTTAATCTATTGTCTTTTCTTAATAAATTTGCTTTCTGAATAAGCCCAGCATTAATCCTTCTTTGTGCTGCCTTACTTAATCCATCTGATGATGGACCTCTTCTTGTTGATTGTAAATCTAATGTTGGATCTCCCTTGTCTCTTGCAGGAAGTACCACAACTCCTCTGCCTCCAGCAATTCTTCCTGCTTGAGACTTTGTAACTACCGACCTTCCCTGACCCTCTTTTACAACTCTATTATCTGATGGCTTGCCATTATCTGGTTTTACTTTTCTCCCAGCCCTTTTGCTATTTTTTTGTGTTATTTCTTCTAAAACTTGCTTAGGTCTATCATATATATACTCTCCGAGTTTTGCTAAAACAAGACCCTTAAGATTTCCTGCTCCAAAGTTATATCTAGTTGCAGACTCGTAGAAACCTCTTCCTGCTTTATCAGCAAGTAATGAGCGCATGGCAATTAATTTTTCTCTACTATATCCTGTCTTTTTGTCACTTGGAACTGTTGGGTTATCCAGTGCTAGTAAGTCTGCTTCTGCTGCTAATGCAACAAGAGATGCTTCATGAGCAGTTGATGGATGTTGACGTTTTCTCATAAAAGAAGCAGCCTCGTAATATTTATCAATTCCGTCTTTTGGAATTACAGAGTATCCATTATCCTTATTCCATTGTAATAGGCTTGAAAGACGTTTTTCAGAGTTCATATACCTATTGACTATTAATGAATCAAAAAATCCAGTTCCTCTTAACCATTTTTCAGGTCCTCTTCCTGGTGCTCCAGTTTTTGCTCTGTGAGATAGTTCTGCTTTTAGTTCTATTCTTGCCTCTTCTGCTGATAATCCAGCATCAGTCATCATCTTTAAATATCTTTCATCAGTGTATTCAGTATTGTAAGCCTTTTCTGCAGCCCTTAAAGGTTTTCTAAATTCTTTTTTAGCATTGCCCTTCCAACTACCAGACTCTTTTCCACCTACTCTTAGATCTGTTAAAAAGTCGGATGGATTAGCAAACTTTCCCGTAAACTTGTTACTAGCAACAAATCTTCCATTCTTTTTAATAGTACCCATTCTATATAAAAGTTTATTAAGAACTTCTTCTTTTGTTCTTGCAAGTCTAGGTGCTTCAACATCTGGATTTGATAAAAATCTTTCCATGTCAACATCAGCAATATATCTGGTTACTCCGTCAATCGTTACTGGAGTCATGCTTTGAATGTGATTTAAGAAAGTTGATTGTCTTGGTGAAGTAAACCCTTGGTTTCTCATTGATGGAGGAATCTCAGCACTGCCACCTTGCCATGCTGCTTTTACGACTGACGCTCTTTGTGGATCACTCAATTCTAAATCTACAAGTCTTGATGCAAACTGATTTTTAGCATCAAGTTTTAATTCATCTATGATTGACTGTTGTTGTGTGCCTGATCCTGTAATATATCTGCCAACTTGTTCTCTTATTTCAGGGCTAAGCGCTGCTGGATCAATTCCTACTATTGCTTTTTTAATACCTTCTCCAGCACGAGCATGAATTGGTTGAAGTTTGTCCCAGTGTGTTCTTTTTCCAGCCTCAAGTCTTTCAAGCATGTTGTTATATACAACTAGTTCTTCTGGGTCTAGATCCCCCTCCCAAGATTTAATAAGACTTTTTAGTCTAGGAATAGACTTAGAGATTTCTGTTTTTATTGCTGTGTCATATTGTGCTGGAGTCATGCTTGCTGCAAGAGATGATGTTTCTTGTGCAAAGAACTTCTTTGCTCCACCCTTTACTCCAAGAAGGTTAACAACTGCTTGCTCTTCCATGCTTGGCATTGTCTTAGCAAAATCCCTAAAGCCAGATGCTCTATCAAATACTCCAGCAGTTCCAACATCTGCCAATACATTTCCAGATAGGTTTGCCTGTTGTAAGTCTCTGTCTCCTCTTAGTGTTGACGCAACTAATTGCTTAATCATGTCAGATCTAGAGAACTTGCCATCCATTGCCGCAATTCTTGGATCATACGGAGACTCAACAACAACAAACTTTCTTTGTCCTGAAGGATCTGTTGGATCAATCATTGTTCTAATGCTTTGTTTTGGCGCAATTAATCCATGAACTTCTCTAGCAATCTCAGTAGCACGAACTTCTGCTAAAGCAGTTCTTTCATCCATTGTTGGTTTTACTACTACGATTTCTCCATTGGGCTTTCTATATATTCCGCCGACTCCTCGCACAGGGAAACTTCTTCCAGAAAATGGTTGTAATAATGTTCCAAAGTCTGAAGGAGGCAAAGTTCCAAACCTTCCAAGACTTGCTTGCTGCGCTATTTTTTCTACTATCTGTCTTGACTGAGATGCTTGTTCAGCAGACTTTGGCATTCCAACAAACTGAGGACCAGACTGTTTTTCTGGATGTGTGCCAGGGTAAGTAGAACGCTTTATCCTTTGCATTATCAAGTCATTGGTGGAATACTTAGCAGGACCAGCAGGAATTCTGCCAGCCATAAATCCTGGAACCTTATCATTAAATATTGCACTAATCAAACCTTTATATTTTTCAGTAGTCTTTGCTGGAATAACTGCTTCACCTGGAGCAAGCATTGCAGGTTGAATATCTCCTGCACCCTTTGGACCTGGTACAGTTAAAATTCCATCTTTATACCTTCTAACTGGAGGTAGCCCTCGTACTGCTGATGTTGCTCCTGGTGCTCCCCCAGCAAATAGTGCAGGGTTTTGAGATGCCATTGCTCGCATTTGTGTACTAAGAAAATTATAAGATGAAGCAAGTGCATTAACAGATGCTTTTTCAACGTTAAATACTTCTATTAATCTTGTGTGAGTTTGATGCAAAGATTGTGATGAAGCAGCATTTTCTATCTGCTCTTGTGTCATATAGTTAAACCCTGCACCCAAAACATTTGTCTGTCCGTTTAGTCTTGCTATTCCTCCACGAAGAAGTGCAAAGAATTTAATAGCATTTGCAACACCATTTGCAAGTAAACCAAAGGTCATCAAAAGAACTGGACCAAGGCCTGCAACTACTCCAACAATAACTGCAATAACCTTTTTAGTCTGATCACTTAGTCCATTAAACTTTTCAAATAGTGATCCAAAAAATTTAACAACTGGAGTTAGCGCTTCTAAGAATATTTTTCCTAGTGGCATAATCTCTTGCTTAAATTGTTCTACCGCTGCCTGGAATTTTACACCTACGGAATCTTCAATTTTTTTCATTTCTCGCTCAGAGAGAATTGCTAATTCTTCTATTGATGCTCCTGCTAAACCAAGTGCTCTAGATGCCTGAGTACCATCTTTTGTAACATTTTGGAATAATGTTGATAGACGTGCAAACTGGAATTTACCAAACATCTGCTCAATTGCACGTGCACGGTTAAGTGGATCCAATTTATCAAGTGCTTGTGCAAAACCAACAACAGTTGCTTTGATATCTCCACTGTTTTGATCAACAATTGACTTAATGTTAATGCCCAAGTTTCCAAGAAACTTTGCTGCCTTATCAGATGGATTAATTAAAGATGCGAGACCAGACTTTAGTGCGTTAGCGCCTTCTGATGCATTGATTCCGCCTTCTTTCATTGCAGTCATAAAGAATGCAAGATCTTCTACAGATCCACCAAGTTGTTTAATTACTGGCGCTGCTTTTGGAATAGCAACTGTTAAATCTTCAATCGATAAAAGTGTCTGGTTTTCTACTGCGTTAAGAAAATCAATTTTCTTTGCAAGTTCTTCACTTGAAAGACCAAAAGCACTCTGTAAAGAAATAGTTGTTTCAAGTGCTTGCTGTTGTTCAACTTGACCAAGAACTGATAACTTTGTTGCTGTTTCAACTTGAGCATTTAATGCTGCTCCTGTAAAACCTGCTGCAGCAGCAGTTGCTGCCATTTCAACAGTCTTTGTTACAGAAACGCCATACTTTGTATATTCGCTTGCTAATCTTCTAATATTATTAACTGCTGCATCTGTTTCTGAATCATTAGTAAATGCGTCTCCATAAACACGCTTAAACTTTACGATCTCTGCTTCAAGTTCTCTGAATGTCTTTGCAGCCATACCACCAAATAATGCAAGTGGCATTGTAAGACCAACCATTAACTGACGACCAGCCCACTGAGTATTCTTACCGAAGTTCAGGAGTTGTGTAGATCCCTGCTTAAGTAACTGATTTAAGAACTGCTGTCTTTGTGCAGCATACTGAATTCTTGTTCCAAGTTCAGTAAATTTACCATTTGCCATCGCAAGACTTTTTGGCATAATCTTAATTGCATCCATAAATCCAGCATTGGACTTATTCATTTGGATGTATTGTGCCTGTAAAGCCTTTACTCTGTCTCGGCGAGCACGGTTTATAATTTCTCTTTCTGCTGCAAAGGCTTTTCCAAGAACACGGGTATTGGCAGTTGCTGCTGCCATTGTGTATCGATAGTACTCACGAAGAGATAATTTATTTTTTTCTAAGGCAGAAGTAAATGCAAGTGTACTTCCTGCTACCTTAACTTGACTTGCAGAAAACTTTCCTGTAGCACCAATAGATTGTAGTAGTTGAGCGTTTAAACCTTTTTGTGCATTTGCAGCAGCCAGGTTGCCCTCAGCAAGTGATTGATGAAACCTGCTGAGGCCTGCCTGAAGTAAACGAAGTTGTGCAAGGGCGGCATCTGTATTAAAATTAATATTAATATTAGAGTTTACATCTGCCATATTCTATGTGCCCCTTTTATTTATTTGTTTAGCGAATTAAGCAATGCTCCAGCATCAGAGTTTTGGAGGCCTGATGCCACATCGATAATTTGATATACAGTTGGAAGGTCTAGAAGATCTTCTAGCGCTTCTCTGTCTTCTGCCAATTCTGGCTTGAATTGCTTTAGTGCAATCTGTGCACAATCAATAAGAATATCCATTGACTTATCATTATCGTCTGATGCCTCTTGTAGCAAAGCAAACTTAGCCATAAAAGGTCTAAGTAGTGATAACTTAAGTGGTCTTACTGAAAGTTCTGTACCGTCCATTAGTGTGATGGTCTTGCCGTCTGTAGTTTTTGTTGTTGAAGGCTTGTCAGCCATAGTCTTCCTCCTTATAGGTTAACAGTTAATTATACCACGCTAGGGCTAGTTTTTAATCTATTTTCTCGTAAGATAGGCCCATTCCAATTCCAAAACCTGCCTTTTCTGCATTAATTCCTTGCAATGCCAAAATATCTTTAGAGTTTGCTGCTTGTCCTCCGCTAAACACTCTAGCCTTCATTTCTTCCCAAGCATCTTGCTTACCACTTGATTTATCTAAATCAACACCTTGCATTGCAGCAAGAAACTTCTTGTTAGAATAATCAAGGTCTCTCTTAACCTTAAGAGTAGCCATAATCTCTGGCATTGACATAGATGATTCTAGTTCGTCATAATCTTGCCAGATTCCCTGCAAAAAAACCTCTGACTCTATCTCTGCTAAATCTAGTTCATCCCAGGTAGATCCACTCTCTTTTGCTTGTTCTTTTACTGGCTCTTCAGATTTTTCATTTATCTTAATTCCTGCTGAATAATCTAAAAGTTTATATATTGTAGGCATATCAATATTATCTTCTAACTGCTCTTGAGTTTTTATTTTTGGAAAATACTGTCTCATTGTTATTGTTGCACATTTACACAAAGCATCGATTGCCTCAATATCATTTGTTGCTGTTTTTACATTTTCAAACTCTTCTAAAAATAACTTTAAATATTTTATTTTTAATGGCGTTATATACAGTTCTGTTCCATCAAAGAGTTCTATAATTGAGGTTTTGTATATTTCTGTAGGCATTATATAAGTATACCAAACAGAAAGGCCCAACCCCGAAGGATTGAGCCTCTCCTATATTAAGTTGTATTATGCTGCTGGGATAGTGCGGTCTACGATCTTACCGTATGATGCATCATCATTTGGAAGAAGACGGAATGATACTTCGAACATTGTCGCTTCATCTCTCTTTGCAGATACTGTTACGCTTTCGATTGAAAGTGCACGGTATGCTACATAGACTCTTTCGAGTTCATCTGATGCTGCACACTCGCCAGTTCCTGGACCAACTGCAACCAAACCACGTTCGACTGGGCATTCGCCAATGTCTCCTGCTGAAAGATTAAGTGTTGGGTTTCCTGAAACTGTGCTTAGATCTGCATCCTTGCCTGCGAGAGCAAAGAGAAGATTCTCTAGTGTTGATTCTGCGAATGTAGTATTTAGGTTTACCTGCATGCCTTGCTTGAACAACTTAGCAACGTCAAGTACCTGGTCTACTGCTACTTCGCCGAAATCTGGCTGGAACTGAATTTCCAAACCATTCATTGTGTATCCAACATTGCGGAAGTCTGCATCATCTGACAAAGTTGCCTTGTATGATGTTCCTGCTACATATGCTGGAAGTGCTGAATCTGTGAGTACGCCTGCTTCATGTGTGAAGAGGGCTGCTGCTCCAACAATAATATTGTTGCTGCTACCACGTGTATATGCCATTTATTTCACCTCTTTATTTTCTTATGGATTAAAGGGGCTTGTTTCCTCAAGATTAATTATAACACCCCTTTTAAGAAGATGAAATTGTAGTATCTTGGTGGTATTCAAAGTCTATGATTATCTTGTTCCCGCCATAGGTACGGGCTGTGCCAAAGTCAATAATGTCTCTTACCTCTTCAAGTTGATATACTCTGAATCTATGGAAGAAGAACTTGCAGTCCATACCATCGATCTGTCCCTTGGCTTTTGCCCACTTGTTAATTTCTTCGCCTGTTTCATCTTCTCTATCCATTAAGCGAAGAACCTTTTCTTGGACCTGAACCATATTCTCTATAACATTGTCCTGTGTAGCATAAAAATAATAAAGCAATTGTTCTTGCTTGATATGTGGGAATGGAGATCTACGCATACGAACAAGTCTGTCCCAAGTTGCCATAACTCCAGCATAGGCAAGTCTTTGTGGCTCTAGAGTGCTTGATGGTGTAATAGTAATCCAACTCTCAGTTAATTCATCAATAGTTGCTGGACGTGATGGAAAGAAGGGCACTCCTATGCCTGTATCTAAACCAATACTTTCTTTTAAGTATTCATTAATCCAGAGAACTGGAGTATTAAATGTTGATGTTGATTCTGCCATTATGCAATCCTCCCTGCATTAGCAACCCATTGGTATCCAGTCTTTATTCCTAAAGATCTTCCGCCTCTTTTTGCTGCTGATATGTTTTTCTTATAAACCTTTGGAGAGTTAAAATACTGTAAAAGTCCGCTTGAGTTTAAGAATGATTGTCTAAAGTAAACTCCAAAGAAGTTGCTAATCACTTTATCAAACTGACCCTGTGTTTGTCCACCAGGATTGTCTACACGAACCTCTTGTGAAGTATAAACTTCTTGTCCATCTATTTCAAATCTAAGAACGCTTGCTCTTTTTGGTTTAATAGTAACCCCGACTCCTTGCTCCATAATAGTTGCTTTATTATAAAACGGTACATTAGATCCTTGCTTAATAGAAGAAGACTGTTTCAAAGATGATGTAAAGGTTATTCCTGCGCTGCTTATGGTGTAGTCAATATCAAATAATCTTGCTGATGGACTTCCAACCTTTTCCCATTCATAAACGTGGTGAAGTAGTTCTGGAGACATTTTAGCATTTGCATCAATGAACTGTGAAGCCATCTCAGATATTTTTGGTGCAAGAGACATATACAGTTCTGCCTTGCCTTTTTGTACGCCCTCTAAAAATCCAGTTGAATAATTTACAATATTGTTTATTTCTTTTTGAAACTGTCTGCTATCCATAACAACTTTAAGCATTATAAGTCTCCTGACTGATTCTCAGATCTACGAACTACAAGGTTGTAATATTCTATTCCACCAAATGGGCCTACGTATGGTTCTTGTGTAGCAATTTCAAATATGGTAGATTTGCCTGCACGTGGACCAGAGGTTTCTGTGTATATAGGGTTACAGTTTTTATCTCTAACATTTGTCAAGATAACGTTTGTTATTGAGTGAGGAGAATCTAAACTTGAAATTCTAACATCTGTTTTTGCTCTGCCAATAAGGACCGTTTTTTGTGTAATGTTTACATTTGGCTTAACTTCTTCATTGTTAGCATTGCCTGCTGCACTAAAATTAACAGCAATAGTTTTATCTAAAATCCACGTCTTTTTAACATTGCCATAAGTTCCTTGGTCAACGATTGGATAATAAACATCTGCTTGCATTGGGAAAATAAAATCTGGCTCTTCGCATATCATTAAATTATCCCTGGCTTAACGATAGTCTTAACATACTTATCAAGTATCTTATCAACTAAAAAATTTCCTGTTCCGCTAAGCATTGCCTTGTCAAATTGAATTCTAAACTGATCCGTATTGTATGCAGTAACATATCTCTTATAGTAGTCTAGTTTTCCACATTTTAGATCTTCAATTAATAACTTTGTTGCATATTCAACATCATCAGGTACAGTTATGTATCCGTGATCTACTACAACTGTGTAGTCATACCCTGCTGGGAATGCTATTCCATTGTATCCATAGTAACCAAGATCTCCACTCGCAACTGGAAGATTCTGTGCAGTTGACTCGTATCGATTTAAATCTCCATCTTGTACTCTTTGAATAGCAGTTTTATCTGATGTAATGATATACTGAAATTCATACAGATCTGGATTAGATCTATCATAAACTAAAACGTTATTTTCGTAAACCTTAAATATTCTATAAACCTTTTCCCATAAAGGTAGGTAGTCTCCCCCATTGCCAGTTCCAAGTATTGTAATCTTTTTATTATAAAATCCTTCTGGCACAAATGTGTCTATCATTGATCTTGCAACTAATTCTAAAATTTTATATTCAGCAATCTCTGATGCTGTTGTTCCTAATGTGTTTGGGTCTACATATGGTCTTGTTAGTTCATAATACTCTTCGTGAATTAATTCTTCTACCTCGTCAACTGTAAATATTTCAACTCTATAGTGATTATCATATCTTCCAGGAAGTTCAATATTAATATTATCTCCTGTTGACGATTCTAAAAATTCTAAAGTTTGTACTGAAAGGTCCGCCATATCGGTTACTCTTGCATAGATATCTGCATCGCTGTATCCAGAAGGAACAACAAAGTTTACTATGATGTCATCGTATGGCGGAACTCTCAATATCTCCATCGCTTACTTTCCAAATTCCTTTGCAACTTCTTCTGGTGTTGCTATACGGATGTGAGAACGAGTAAGCCATTTTTCAGCAGCATCCTTTTCAACAATGTTATAGCCACGGTAAACCTTGCCTACCTCTGACCAAGTAACATTCTTTGTTGAATAAATTGCAACAGTTTCAGCCTTTGTTGCAGGCTTTGCAGCCTTCTTCTTTTCAGGTGATCTTGGTGCCTTTGTTGCTCCAATTACTCCTTCTGCTACAGATCCAAGTGCCTGAACTTCTTCAGGTGCCTGGTATGATGGTGCTTCAACGACTGCCTGGGCAGCCTCTTCTACAACTGGAGCCTCAACAACATCTTCGACATGTGGTGCCTCTACAACAGGCTCTTCTGCAACTGGTGCTTCAAAAACTGGTGCTTCATTTGTTGTTTCTTCTACAATTGGATTTTCATTAATGTTTTCCATAATTCCTCCTTGTTAGTATTATATCATTATAAGTAATAAGGGGAGCAGGAGAACTAACTCCTACTCCCCCTAAAATGTACTGTTTACAGATTATGCGTCTGCTGCAGCGTCAGCGAATGCAATTGCATCCTGCTCTTCCCACTGAATACCGAAGCGAACGAAGACTGTGTATTCTACAGTGTCCTTCTTTGGCTTGTATTCGCGGTTTACTGTGATGTCACGCTGGAATCCCCATACACGGTTCTGTGGGAATGTCAAGTCGACATATCCTGCAGGGTAGTAAGGAACTTCCTGCACGTCAATTCCAAGAACACGTGTTGTACGTGCTCCACCGAATGTCTGTGCTGTGCCATCAAGATATGCCTGACGGTTTGCAGGTGTACCTGCTGGAGTACCAGCAAATGCTTCTGCGATTGCATCAGCCAAAGTACCATTATTCTTAATGATTCCCTGGAATGCATCTGTACCAGCATAGAACTTCAAGTTAGACTTGATTGCACGGTACTTACGTGGCATTGCAAGAATGATCTTCTGCATTGCATCTGTTGTCCAGTTATCATTTGTAACTGTTACAACTGCTTCGTGAGCATCTCCGTCAGTCTTTACATGGTTTACGAAACCATTCATGATTGACAAGAAGTTGCCTGTTGCAGCATCACCGTTGATTGCAAGGTCTTCGATATCATTACCGAAAGCATTTGTCATCAAACGGACAATGTGATCTTCTAGTGCTGCACCTTCGATGTTATCTTCTAGTGCTTCTGCAGATACTTCCCAGTCAAGACGAATCTTCTTTGTAGTCAATT